CCGAAGTGAGGCCCCGGGACTGTTTAAGTCCTGGACTGGGTCCCAAGGTTATTTAGGAAAATAACCTTCTCTCCAACTTCTTGAATATCTAAGCCTCTCGTAATCCAAGACGGCTCAGAGAGTTTCCTTTTCAGGATTCTCTCAAGCTTACTTAAGATTACACTATGAGTACTGTCCGCGCGACTCATCAGCAGTGATTTCTGTGAAACAGAAACCGCTGTTCTGACTTTTGCAAAGACGGTAGAATAGCTTCGGAATTGAGCGATCAACGAAGATCGCTTCTTTTCCCCTGGAGCAGCAATGGTGTCAACCATTTGGTTGATTCCCATGACAGTCTCCAGGTCTTTAAGAGGTTCTTTCAAGGGAGCAGCGGAAATCGCCGCTTCTTGAATCACCTCTGAAGCTATTCACTTAGACAATTCAGGAGAGAGACCCTTGCTGCGATAGGCAGCCCTTCTTTTGGTGGATCTCAGAGCAATCTTTGATAAACCTTTGGTTATTACCTCAGGTTTTCATCGATGTCACTCTGCTGATCCGATGGCTATCACTAGATCGCCGATGACTTCATCTAAGAAGTCTACGACTTTCACGGTGGACGCATCTTGACAAACGGTTACCCAATAGTCAGGTTGACTTCCTGACCTAGGCGCCAATTGTAAGACTACGTTGAACCAGGTCTTAGAGATACTGATACCTGTTAATTCAGGTGCAGTATCAATGAACACTAGGATCATAGCCGCTAGGAAAGGAATAAGAACGTTTTCCTTCCCGGGATACCTATCAGGGACACCAAGAAATGTTTCACCTTTACCAGCGATCTTATATAAGAACAACGAAAGTTGTGTCTTATAAAGATTCAACGGTAAGGGGGTGAGCTCGATTCCTCCTCTGAAGATTCTTTTACAAATCTCCAGAGGCGAGCCACTTTTCGGTGCGATAGAGTCTGAGGTAGAGGTTTTCACCCCTATCTCACTCAAGAGGCCGGCAAATTCAACGGCTACTACATTGTCAAAGATGACTATGTCATCCCCGACAATCATGTATTCAGAGAATTTGTCCAAGCCCCTGCGACTCGCAGCAAGTCTAACAAGTGCATGGTTTGTCAAAGCCATGGATGCCCAGGAGCTGTAAAGCCCCATAGGCTGCCCTACCGCGTAGCGGAGGGTCTTGTTAGATCGGGCGCTCTCTTGAATATCTCAGTTAGTCATCACTTGGAATCATCTTTCAGCAAATTGTTCATTGAACATCTTGCTTAGGATGGCCCTTGTGACTCTAACCGGAATTCTGTCCGATGCCGCGTTAAGGTCCACACTTCATGCAGGTTTTCCTGCTGCTGTGTATTCTTTAACTCGGACGGGTATCATATCCTGCTTGTGGACGAAATCAGACTTATTAGATCTGAGTAAGTCCATAAGTAGGTCGTGTATCGGTTTCAAGAGGCTTTGTGATAACCAATCACCTATGCAGATTACTCGGGTTTTACCCTCGTAATCAGCTAGCGCTGAAAGGCGTCTCACTGTTCCTTTGCCGACTTTGAGCATATGTCTAACACCTTCGAAAACCGAAGGTCTCGACATTATGCGATGTGACTCTTGGCTTAACGCCTCGAGCATATCAATCTGCTCTTGGGAATAATTGCTTATTTCCTCGAATGCAGAGATCAAAGCGGGGCCGTACACACCAGATTTAAGAGATCAGATCGGAGTAGTCGCGAGACTACTAAGATCCTCCTCATCAAATCTGCCTAACCCTAACTTCGAATACGATTCTTTAACTTCAGCTTCGACCCGACTTACGTCAGGTCCAGCCTCCGTTATCGTCTCGTAACTAGGAGAGGGCCAATCCATGATATCCCGAGATCTCCATAGTATTGTAAGAATGGCTTTCGCCATTTTATCACTACTACGAGCTCAGATTTCCAATGAACGATAGAAAATAAGTTGGTTTGCCTCGTCAGTGGCAAACCTCTTAATTCATTTGTTCAGAGGCTTCGGACTGAACGGTTCGCCAACGGCCGCTTGAATGAAGTGCTTACGCAATCATTTTAGCAGCTTAATGCGTTCCGTTCTTGGAAGCTTGGAGAGTCAGATTTGGTTGACTAAGGAGATTAATCTCCTTAGTTCTTCCTTTTCTGGGGACGATAGTCCTAGGAAACTTTCAAGCAATTGGAGTGTTTCCTTTTGATTCAACAAATGTTGATCATCAGAGATTCACTCTTTCTTGCTCGGAAATCCTGCGCTCTGAGCGGAATTCCAAGGGGTCTTTGACCTACAACTTGTAGGTTCTCGACTTTGAGAATTCAAGCTCTCGCGTTCGTTCTTGTACCTGCAATAGGTATGAGAAGTGCCAAAAGCCGCAGATCCACCGTAAAGAATAATTTCTTTG